CGCGTGTTTTTTTTTTTTTTGATATAGATTAAATAGACTTAAACTTAAATGTCAGCCGCTTACGCGGTTCTACCACATGCCAATCGTGGGTTCTTAGGTCTATTGTATCCCTATTAAGTCGGGTTTTAACTTTAACTCTAAACTCGTAGTTGAAAGAAGGATTAAATATTTTGTATTTTGTTTTTCGTTTGCACAAAGTATATATTCTAACTATCTCATACTGATCTCGGGTTCCTTAGTACAGCGCCGTCATGTCCAACGGGGTTGCCCAAGGGGCGGTTGTATGGTAAAGAAGCTGTCCTCTACCATGTTTTTGTAACCATTCTTCGTGTAATATGTCGAATGAGTAGTACGTTCTACCCAATCCTGCTTGTTCCATCGCATGGTTAATCCTTAATGCCAATTCATCGAAAAATATTCTTCCGTGTCCGTAAGCAAATCGCATAGCATCCTCAAGGTTAGACCTGAGCATTCCAACTGGATCTGGTGATTGTCTCACCCAGTTGGTCAACTCATGCATAACGTAAGGCTCCATGGTCATATGCCACAATTCTCCGCATTCCGGTTCTCGGCGAAAACCGCACTTCAAATACTGTGCTTCTTCCAAAGTCACATATTTTGGTACGCTTGTCGCTCCGTCTTTCTTTGGAGGCGTACATACAATTCCATATCGCAAGAATGTCCTCGCAATAGTTTCACTATTGTACAACTCCTTCACTTCGTCACTCACTGCTCCGATTGCATCGTCACCTGTAAATTCCTCATGTGTGTGTTCTTCTTTTTTAGTCAAAGGGGCAAGTTCTGATCTCCCCTCATCAAACATTATTTCCATCCAATTCATATCAGCGTCCATATCGTGTGATCCTGTATTTCCTACAGCCGTAATCAAGAGGCCCGATGGCATCCCCATAAACACAACGTAAATCACATTTTTAAATACGTGAATACGATGTGTCGCTGTTTTTGCTATCGTCCTCAAAACCATTCTCATCGAATAATTGTCGAATTTCCTATAACAGATGTCCAATGTCCAATGTTCCAATGTCTCGCAGAACGTCAATAGAATTTGTGATTCCAATGATCCGTCCCACTCCGCGATATCATCATTCAGTACAGCCGTGCCCTTTTCCATCAAGGCATTCGCGATGGCTGTTACTCCTGGACCAAAATTGTCCAATCCAATTGAACTTCCTACTTTTTGTCCCGCCCAAATGTATGCTGCACATGCCGCTCCATAAAATTGTTTCCAAATTATGAGCCATACAACATTATGAATGTTAAACATTCGGGTCTTCTTTAATTTTTCTATTTTCCGGCGTTCGTCTTTTAGCCAATCTAGATAATAATTCATTTTGATTTCTCCATTGTAAATTCCTGTCAAGACTTTCCGGTAGTCGTCTGCCAGTTGGGGTCCTAATTTGTACTCTTCTCTCCCATCTTCTCTTACTCTTGTCACTTCAAAGAGCCACTTCTTACCTCGTGCTCCTGCTGGTTTCTGCGTCACGTAAGGCCATCCTGGTGATGTATTCATGTCTAGTGGTTCCAAGTATTCTGCTCCATCAACTCCATTGATCGCTTCATGTAAAGTCAGCATTCTCTT